ATCAATCGCAAACTATCTTGAAATTTGGGCAGGGGGGGTCAATTCGGGCGTTCCTCACCCTATATCACCGTTCCTCACCGCTATCTCTCCGGCTGTAAGGCCCGCAAACACTGGGGTAGACCCGATCTCGGAGAGATGGAGAGATAGTTTTCTAAAAGTTTATTCTGTGTAGGGGGGGTAGGAGTTGGAAGCCCCGTCGTTGCTGACATTCCCGTGACAAAGGCTCATCGCTCGGAAAAAACTTTTGCGATTCTTCCTCTCCATCTCACCGCTCACATCACCGGTCATATCATTGCGGTATGGATCTCAAAAGACGCGCTCGGAAAAAGCCATGGATGGCTGAGAAGAAGGGTCGCTCTGTGCGAAGCCGCGAAGACGATTCGTTACAGAAACCTTTTAAGGGTAGCGAGTCCTCAGTGACCAACCCTCTGTACAAGACAGCGGAGTGGCAAGCGACTCGGGATGCGGTTCTGTTCAATGATCCTCTCTGCGTGTGGTGCTTGGCATGTGGCATCGCTACTGAAGCAACGGACGCTGACCACATCATCCCCTCTTCACGTTTGTCGTCTCGATCAGAATTCTTCGATCAGGAAAACATCGTCGGCAGTTGCCGCTCTTGCAACGTGAGGCGAGCCAGCTACTCGGCCAAGGGTGTGTATTTTGAAACCCAGAAGGAATGGGAGGACTACCTCCGTCGTAAGCACTTTAGAAAAATTACTCGAACATGAGTATGAGCACTTTGCTGCGCGAAGTACGCAGCGCCCTCACGGGGTACTCCGGTCTCACCGACCTTATCCCTGCAAACAAGATCACCTTCGCCCGCCGTCCACAACGCGACCAACTGCCTGGCCTTACGGTCTCGCTTGGAAACGTAGACTACGAGCCGGTGACGCAGAGCTATGCTGCGGCCACCACCTACCGTGTCGACATCACCGTTTTTGAGGACAGCGCGCAGAAGTGTACCGCCATCCACGATCAGGTGAAGCTCGCCATGCTTGCGGCCAGTAGTCAAAACTTTCGCATCAGGATCTTTGACGAGCGGTACTTCGTTGACGTAGACAACATCCACCAAGGCTACGTCTCGGCAACATGGGAAATGAACACCGGGGTGAGCTCCACAGACACAGTATTCCTGAGCCCGGCCTTCCAGGGCTATGACAGGATGAAGATTGTCTACGACTACAAGGTGAGCTCGCAAGCAGACACCGACCTTTCTACGACTGAGCAGGTCTACTATTTCGACTTCCTATCAAGTAGCGGTAGTGACACTCACACGGTCAATCTCCCTCGCGCGGAAAACAACCTTGGCAAGATCTACACCATCCTTATTGGCAGTAACGTAGACAACAATACTAAGGTCCAGCTCACCGCACAGGGCGCAGAGCGCATTGATGACGGCGGCACCTATGACCTGAATCGCGCGAACAGTGCGGTAAGTATTGTGGCCGTCAAAACAGACCCAACCACTACCGGTTGGCACATCTTTGGTTATCACGGATTGCACGACTGATGAAAGGAATAGTTAAGGAGTTTGTCACCCCGGAAGAAGCTAATCAACTTCGTTCCTTACGTCAGAATAAATCTGTCAAAATTCACGACTTACCTGATGGCGGAATAAGCAGCTTGATTGTAGAGAGACTGAAGGGGCATATCCCAGATCTCAAAATTCACGATAAGTCTTACCTGCGCATTGAGCACATATACAAGGGCCACGGATGGCATGTTGACACCGGATCCAATAACCACATGCCTTGGTGTACTTACGGGTGCAGTATCATGCTCAGTAGAGACTACGAATATGTGGGAGGCACTTTTCACTACAGGGACGAGGATCTCGAACCGGACTTCTGCCAACTGGTGTGGCATGACTCTAAAACGGAACACATGGTGGACCCTCATCAGGGGGTTCGCGTGGTTTGTCTAATCTTTATCTAATGTCAGACACACTAGATCGCATGAAGGCTGCCGTGGAGCAGCTTAGCAACAGCAAGGAAGGGGATGAGGTGAAGGACGCCATCAATAAGATCGGCGCCAAGGATCTCAAACCCATCTTCCAGTTAGATGATGACGGCAACCGCCTCTTTGACATTGTAGTGAACTACCTCAACGACCGGGGTCTAATCGAATCAGTTGATGTTATCACCGTCACTATGCTTGCGAAAAGCCTTGCAATCTATATCGCTGTCGCTCGTCATGTGCATGGGTTTGGAGACGCTATCCAGGTTTACCCGAACGGGACATCAAATGTTTCTGGGGCGTTTACCGCCTTGTCGAAGGCTCAGGATCAAGTGCTCAAGCTCAGTGCCAAGCTGGGACTCAGTCCAATGGACCGCAGCCGTATCCTAGGTGCAGCGGCCAACGCCAGTAACGCGAATGACAAGTCTCAGGAGGGAGACGAGATTGATGATTTGATCTAATGTCGGTAGACGCTTCTGTGGTAATTAAGATGTTTGACTACGCTCATGGTGTCATGAGTGGTGACGTACCTACGGGTAAATACATCAAGCTTGCTGCGGAGCGATTTGTTTCTGACCTGGATAACGAGGAGTGGGAGTGGAAGTTCGATGCTTACGAAGCTGCACGCTACTTGAACTTTATCGAGCGAGTCTGTGTACACACCCGTGGTGAAATGGCGGGCAAGCGCTTTCTGTTAGAGCCTTGGCAGGTTTTCTTTGTCGGCCAGATATTCGGGTGGGTGAGCAGACATTCAGGTCATAGGCGATTCAATACTGCTCACTTGTTCGTGGCACGTAAGAACGGTAAGTCTCAGCTCGCAGCAGCTATAGCCTTAGCGATGGCTACCCTTGATGGCGACGGAGCCCCGCAGCTCGTTACGGCAGCTACTAAAAGGGATCAGGCTAAGGAGGTGTTTGACGAGATATGTCGATGCGTGAAGAGCAGCACTGCTTTGTCGAAGCGTTTTACGGTACAGCGATCGGAGGTTAAGACTCCTCGCAATGGTGTTATCAAGCCACTCAGTTCTGACGCGAATACCCTTGACGGTCTCAATCTGAATCTGGCCGTGGTGGACGAGTTCCATGCGATGAAGACAGCAGACCTCTACCGAGTCCTGGCTTCCTCTATGGGTTCGCGACAATCACCTTTGATGCTGGCTATTACTACGGCTGGCTTTGTAGCGGACGGTCCATGCGCCATGTTCATGAAAGCAGGTAAGGCCGTGTTAGAAGGAGTCAAGTCCAACGACCGACTGTTGATCTTGCCTTACGAGATAGACGAGGAGGATGCGTGGGACGATTACGACTCATGGTTAAAATCGAATCCGAACCTTTCGGTCTCAATTAGCAAAGAGTATTTAGAGGCGCAATGCAAAAACGCGAAGCTGTACGGCAGCCGTTCTATCACAGAGTTTATGGTAAAGCACTTGAATGTGTTCGTCGGATCAGAGGCCGTATGGATTCCAGACGACGATTGGATGAGCGAAGCCAACTGTCGCGAGCCTCACGTTACTCACGTCATAGACGAGAAAGCGAGCAAGCCCGTCGCGTATTTGGGACTCGATCTCGCTTCGACAGATGACGTTACAGCACTGGCTGTGTGTACCGGCAATGATGAATTGGGCTGGGGTTTTGACATGCACTACTTCATGCCTGAAAGGGCGGTGGAGCGACGATTAGATAAAGATGAGAATAGCGTGTACTTGGGTTTCAAGGATGACCCCCACGTCCACCTAACTCCGGGCAACGTCACGGACTACAATGTGATCCGTAGACTTATCAGTGGTCACTACATTGAGGACGGGGAAGTAAAGTACGACGAGCGCAACCTTATGGAGAAGTATCTCGTTAAGGGTGTGGCTTATGACCGCTGGAACTCATTGAACCTCATCCGTGACTTGGAGGGTGATGGTGTTCCTTGCGATCCCTTTGGTCAGGGCTTTGCCTCCATGTCGTTTCCCTCTAAGGAGTTTGAGAAGTGTGTCCTCCAGGGAAAGGTATGTCATGGGGGCGACGAGGTTCTACGGTGGATGATGGGCAACGTCAGCTTGAGGTATGACGCCAGTGGCAACATCAAGCCGGACAAGTCCAAGAGTGGCGACAAGATTGACGGGGTGGTTGCGGCTATTATGGCTATCGGTGAAGCACTCACTTTTGTCGAGGAAGAGAACAGTGACTTTGAGTTCTTTATGGCCGTTATAGGCAACAACGTGTGACATGATAATTTCCTCACCTAACCCATCATACTTTCGTGCTAATGTCTGAAGGAGCATCTACGCCTAGCATCTTCACCCGACTGTTTCGTACCGTCACTTCACGTTCCACTTTTGTTTCACCTACAGCAGCACTACGCACACAGTATGTTCGGTTGTATGGTGAGGGTTACAAGTTTGGAACGGACGCGCTCGAACTGTCTGCCGTCTATGCGTGCGTCAGCAAAATCGCCGACACTATTGCCAGTCTTGAAGCCTCGGTGGTTAAAGTATCTCCGGACGGAACAAGAGACAAGCTTGCCTCGCACCCAGTCCACCGACTGATCTCTCGTGAGCCCAATCAGTACCTGGGCGCCTACGAGTTCTGGCAGCTTTTGTGTTCCGATGCTTTGCTTCATGGTACGGGCTACGCTTACATCAGCAGGGCTCCCGGCAACATGGAGCTTTTCTACATTCCTGCTGTCCGGGTGAGTCACACCATTCACCCAGAGACAGGGGAGAAGTACTACACATACGACGGCGCACCTAACGCGGTGCATCAGCGAGACATGCTGGAGATTAACGCATTCCGTGGAATCAACCCCACGCACATGCAGATCCAGAACTTCACTACCGCCAAGGCTGTACAAGACTTCGGCTCCAAGTTCTTTGAGAACGGGGGCATGATGGGCGGTATCCTTTCAACCAAGGAACACATGAGCGCAGAGCAGATGCAGCAAGCGCAGGAGATGTGGGAGCGAGAATACATGGGTAAACACAACGCTCATAAAATCGCCATCCTTGGCGGAGGCTTTCAATACCAACCACTTTCGGTATCCCTGGACCAGATCCAGTTTTTGCAGATGAAGAAGTACAGTACAGAAGAGATCGCGCGTATCTACTCTGTGCCTCCTGCAATGATTGGCTTGGAGGGCAACACTGCCTACAGCAACTATGAGCAGCAGGTACTCCAGTTCCAGCAAAGCACCATCCTCCCTTGGGTTCGTCGGATTGAAAATGAAGTCGAACGCAAGCTTTTGAAGGAGGACGAAACCCTTCAATGTCAGTTTAATGTCGACACCCTGCTACGCGCGGATAGCGAATCAAGAGCAAAGTTCTATCACTCCCTGCTCCAAGACGGAGTTATGTCGATCAATGAGGTGCGCAGCAAGGAGGGACTTGGCCCGGTTGATGGAGGCGATTCTCACCACATCCAGGTCAACATGATTCCACTTGACCGAATGCAAGACTTTGCAGACTCGGTAACTAACTCAACAAAAGAAATCAATGGCTGATTTTTACTATCACTACAAGATCGTTGGTTGCCGTGAAGAGCACAGCACAACGAACACAGGGTCTAAGACTCGTACCACTCCATTTCGTCCTGCTTACGAATTTACTTACACGGCAAGCCAAGACGACTCTACTGCCGCGTTCGCTGAATTTTTTGCAGCCCTCGTTGCTGACGCTCCGGTAAATGGTTTTCCTCACCTGAAAGACATTGACCTTGGTGGTACTAGCGCCTGGTACTTGGCTGCTTTTGGCTGTTGGGGCGGTATTGACGGCGACGACCCGACCGTGGCTTCTGAGGGTGCTTGGTCTCAAAAGATCGGTAAGGATATCTATCGCCATGAGTGCGGATACAGCGAAGTGTCTGCTGCGGCGGCGGCTAATCTTACAGCTAAGAACTTGTCTTAATGGCTAAGACCTACGGCGGATATCCAGACACAGCAAAGGCAGCCGCTCGGCGTGCCTTGCGCCACCGTGACAAGAACGGTAGCAAGTGTGGAACGCCCGTCGGGTGGCAGCGAGCCAATCAGATCGCGTCCGGAGAAAAGCTTAGCCTGTCTACGGTGAAGCGTACCTTCTCATTCCTCTCTCGTGCAGAGACTTACAATCAGGGTAAGTTCACCGACGATAATGGCAAAGAGATTTGCGGCAGCGTCATGTACGCTGCTTGGGGAGGTACCTCCATGCGTAGTTGGTGCAGTGGCGTTATCAATAAGGTAGAGGGCCGAAAGAAGGTGGGCGAGGTAGACGGCGCTCCAGTCTTTGACTCTCCAGAGGCGGCCCTGGCTCACGCCGAGTCTATCGGATGTAGCGGCTTTCACGAGCACGAGCTTGAGGGGCAGACGGTCTATATGGCTTGCAGCACACATGCTGACGCACAGGGTAACGAGAGGTCTGAAATCACAGGGGACGTAAAGAAGGGCTTGCAAAAGAAGGTGGACGACCACAATGAGAAGGTCACAGCCCCTACTAAGAAGACGAACCTCCGCACCCTTACCGCTGTCTTCAAGCGTGGCGTAGGAGCCTACAAGACCAATCCGGGTTCCGTCCGGCCAAACGTAAAGTCACCCGAGCAGTGGGCATACGCTCGTGTGAACTCATTCCTGTATGCCCTTAGAAATGAAAAGTTTCGCAGTGGAAAGCACGACACGGACTTGTTCCCTAGCGGCCATCCACTGAGTAGCAAATAACCCAACAATGGCACAGAAAAACGTAGAGAAGCGATTCCTGTCCTCCAGCGTTGAGGTCCGGACTGTAGAAGGCAAAGAAAACGTAGTCGAAGGCTACGCTGCCGTCTTCAATGAAGAGACCGAGATCGGGGGGCACTTCGCTGAGCGCGTGGCTCCAGGAGCTTTTGACGGGGCGGACATGAGTAATACCGTAGCTCTGTTCAACCACAACATTGACCAGCCACTCGCTCGCGTGGGTCGCGGCTTGTTGCTTGAGGTTGATGAACGGGGACTCAAGTATCGCTTCGAGCTTGGCAACCAGAGCTACGCCAAAGATCTTGCGGAGAACATCCGCATGGGCAATGTGTCGACTAGCAGCTTCGGCTTCACGGTACGTGGTGACGAGTGGGAACGTCGTGATGACGGTCTCAACTTGCGCACCATCACCGAGGTAGGATTGCTTTTCGACGTCAGCCCAACGACGCAAGGTGCGTACCCTACAACAGAGGTCGGACTCCGTTCTATGGAGCTGGCTCTCGCAAACGAAGAAGTAATGTCTATTGAACAAGAAGAAGTTCGCGAAGAGGAGCTCGTCGTGGAAGAAGCTTCATCCGACTCAGAAGATTGCGGTTGCGAAGGCAATAATGTGATCCCCGCTGTTCAGCGTTCTGAAGAAGAGGAAGAAGAAAAAGACGACCGTGCATACGCGGAAGGCGACGAGGAGGAAGAGGAAGGTGATGAAGAGCGCATGGATCATGCTGAGGAAGAGGAGGAAGAGGAGGAAGACGATGAAGAGCGTGCTGTCGAAACCGAGGTAATTATTGCAGACCCAGACCTCGTACCAAATGCTTATGGGCTGCGAAACAAAAATGTAGAGCCGGAGGCTCGTTCTCAAAATTCTAAATCTGAAGAAATGTCAGACAAGACAAAATCAGCCCCGGCCTACGTACAGGGTTTGGGCGACACTGAAATGCATGTGTCAAAGCGTTACAGCTTTGGCAAGGCAATCAAAGAAGCGGCACAGGGTCGCTTGACCGGCCTCGAAGCCGAGATGAACACTGAAGCTCGCAACGAGTTCAATGCTTCAAAGATCAACGTGAGCGGGGGCTTCTCTGTTCCTTCTATCGTTTTGCGTAACGACGCTCCCTTGGGTGTCGACGCTGGTACTTACGGTGATCCCGCTGCTGCTACGGCTACTGCCTTTGGTGGTACGATCGGTGTGCAGGATGCTGGCCTCGTGGCTGCTTTCCGCCCCAACGATATCGCTACTCAGCTCGGCGCACGCAGCTTGACTAACCTCACCGGAGACGTTGTGTTCCAGGTGCAGAACGCTGAAATCGCTGCTGAGAAGTTGCAGGGAACTGACGGTGCTATGGCTGCTGTCTCTGCTACTGTTGACAGCGTGGGCTTCACCCCAAAGACTTTGAGCCCTACTCGCTACAGCGCGTATGCTAAGGTCACAGAGCAGATGCTCGCTCAGTCTGCTGACGACATGGGTGCCTTCATCGCTGCTGACATCCGTAAGGCTGTCGAGGCTAAGTTCAACGCGGACATCATCACTGACATCCGCTCTGCGACTGTCGCAAACTTCAACGACGGGGCATCACCTACTGCTGATCTGAAAGACTTCGTCGAGGCAAGTATGAACCCTCTCCACTTGGAGGAGCAGTTGTTGAAGGATGATGTCGACCTGGCAAACATCCGCTGCTTGGCCTCTGCTACGGCTTTCCGTAAGGCTCGCACCTTGAGCTTGGATGCCGGCTCTGGACTCTTGTTCGCTGCTACTCCAGCAGAGCGTCGCTCAGTGATCGGTTACGACACAGTGATCTCTTCCGGTGTTACCGGTGGTGAGTTGTTCATGATGGATCAAAATCAACTCGTCATGGGTACATGGGGAGGTGTGAACATCATGGTCGATCCTTACACTGATGCCAACAACGGAGTGATTCGCATCATCGCCAACGTCTACAAGTCGTTCCAGACTTTGCAAGCTCAAGGCTTCGTGGGTCTCGACGGCATGTCGTAATAGCCAACTAAAATAACTGGGGGCTAGGAAATAGCCTGGCCCCCTTTTATCTACTCGCATGAATCTAAAAGTAACACGTACCGACTCCAACGCTTCGACGACACTCTTTGCCGCCGCTGAAGCTGACGCGCTCGCTTTGCTGCGTAGCCATGTACGTGCTATTGATGACAGCGAGGATGACCTGCTCAAGATATACCTTGACGCAGCCATCGACTACATGCAGGAGCTCAGCGATCGGCTCCTCGGTACCCATGATGTAGTGGTGACTCTCGATTACGATGAGGTCATTCACCATCATGGCGTCACCATCCCTAAGTGTCAGAACATCGGCGACAGCTTGACCATCAAGTACCGTAAGAAGGACAACTCCTTTAGCGAGGATGTGACGGCTAATCAAGTGGGGGACCCTCTCGCAGATAATCCCGATTACCTCGAAGACTTCGAGTACGTCTGGCAGAAAGGTCGCTACCCCGCTCTCATCAACTTGCGCAACCTACCGGGGCAGTTGGATGAGACTAGCGAGTTCAGCGAAGACTTCGTAGAGCTCGCATTCACGGCAGGTACGGCCCTGGCCTCCCTGCCCAAGCAATACAAGCAAGCGGCCCTCCTGCTTGTTGGTCACTACTACAACATGCGTGAGGCCGAGAATATCGGTGGGATCACGACAGAGTTGAAGGAGGGCGTTCGTCGTCTAATCCAAAGTGTACGTCAGTTCTAATGAAGGCAGGAAGTCTACATGAGAAGATTGACATCTACCGTGTCACACGCACCATCAATGACTGGGGCGACATGGTTGAATCAGAGACTCTATGGAAGGAGGGCGTTCGTTGCAGCATCCTTCATCTGGGCACACCCTCTGCTGGGGCGTCTGAGTTTAGCGACGACGATCAAACGGTGGGTGAGATGAAGGCTGAGTTCAAGTGCCGTTGGGTTAGTGGCATCCGCTTCGACGATATCATCGAGTGGAACGGGGGTCGCTTTAATCTTTACTCCATCCTGCCTGTGGGTCGTCGCGAGGGTATGCGCCTTCGCGGTCGCCGTCGGGACAATCAGGATGATAGCAATCCCAATGTGTAATGGCTGTTGGAAGCGGAGCAGGAAAGTTCGTAGCCAACGTCTACGTCAAGGGCTTCAACCGAGGAGACCAGCTTCCTCGTCTCATGCGGAAGTATATGACTTTGCAGACTAGGGAAAAGGAACTCATCGCCGCCATGAAGAGGGCTGCAAAACCGATGAAGGAGATGATGGAGAATCTTGCTCCCGTAAGGACAGGCGCACTATCGCGCTCTTACGCTATGCGGAAGCTTGTTAAAACTCCTCCTCGCGTCATCGGTATTCGTGTTGGGGCGGTCAGTGGCAAGGGTGTATTCCAGGGCGACTCTTTCGCCAAGGCGGGGTGGCGTGATCACTTCGCGGAATTGGGTACTGTAAACCACGCTCCTCAACCTCACGTTCGTCCAGCGATCAATGCAACGCTGGGCACGTACAGACTAAACCTCGGCAAAGAACTTGCCGCGATTTTAAGAAAACTAAGAACAATCTAATGGCACTACTTAATGCAAATTACATGGGTCTGTACGTGTACGAAACACAGCAGACCACGCCGTACACAGTTCACTTGACCACGGCTGATGAGACTACTGCCGCCGACGCTGTAGAGCATGCTTGGGACAATGTTACTGGTGTACAAAATAACGACTTCATGCTGATTGTCAAGAGCAACGGTTATGACGTATGGGAGGGGTCGCCCCCTGATGGAAGTATCAGCAAGCCACTTATCGGAACCATCCAGGGTACGGCTTCAACATCGTCAGGCTTTACGGCTTACAACGAGAACACGTTGTCTCTCCTCGCTGCTGCCACGAACACATCTATTGATTCTAGCCGAACCATTGATGAGGTTGTGGCTAAGGGTAATCAGTGTGAATCTGAGACCTACACTACCGTTGGCGCTTTGACGTGGAGCGTAACTGCTGACGGCTTGATTCAGGATACTGTCGCCTCCGACAACTACGGCGCCTCTGCTCTCCTCGATATCGCTCGCGATAAGAAGTACGTTCTCGTCCGCTTCGTCCTCGACGTAGACGATATCAACGGCACTGGTGGTACAGAAAACGAGGTTCAGTACTGGGGTCAGGGCTTCATTGAAAGCGTGAACCTATCCGGAACTTTTGACTCCACTCAAACCTATTCAGCTACCATTCGTGGGTACGGAAACTTGTACCGCTGGGATGCTACTGGCACAACCTGATAACAAAAAGACATGGCACTACTTAACGCTAATAATCTCGGAGTCTATATCCTCCGTCAAGACGACGTCGTTCAGACCAGCCCTATGCGAGTGGAGGTTGCTTCAGACACCGCCACGGCAACTACAGCAGTGGCGACGGCTGACCCGGCCGATACTATTTGGTTCGCTGTAAACCAAAGCAACGAGTGGCTTGAGTATTTGACTACTGGCCGCCCCAACGTGTATTTCTACGATCAGTCTGAGGGCACTAGCTCTGACCGGTCGGCAGAGCTGGATCTCGCGTATGCGGCAACCAATTCTTCCTTGGACTTCAGCACTGCTGTCGATGAGGTAGTTGCAAAGGGCAACCAGTGTAAGTCCTCTACATACACGAGCATCGGCGCAAACACCTGGACCATCACTTGTGACGGCCTCATCACCAACGAAAACCTGAATAACGTCCTTTACAATCGAGGCACTCAGATCTTCGATATGTGTAACAGAGGTGAGTACGTCATCGTCAAGTACATGCTTGATACAGAGGACGGGACGGGCACCGACGAAAACGATACTGTCTACATCGGACAGGGAATCATCGAGTCTGCTAACATCAGCGGAACCTTCGATTCCACCCAGACCTATTCAGCCACGATTCGCGGCTATGGTAAACTGTACAAATTTGTAAACTCATAAACTGAATATCATGGCTGTAATCAATGCAAACTGCGTAGCCATCTACTACTTGGAAGGATCGTCCTCCAAGCGCACCGTCTCCACATCGGACAACTCCACCACCGTTGCTGATACCTTCGTAATCAACACTAGCGGACAATTCCGTGGCGTGGCCGAGGACACTATCGCGACTTTTTACGACCTCACTATTGCTGGCGCTGCCACGAATAGCGTTATTGAAGTCAGTAATGCTGTCGAGAATGTCGCTCGTGACGGCTCCGGTGGTGTGCTCCAGGAGAGCACTCAGACATGGAGTGTGACCGCTGATGGTTTGATCCAAGACTCTAACGATACCGGTACCGACATCTTTCAGATGGCTATCGACAAGGACTATGTCGTTGTCAAGTGGTCTGTCGGAGAGGATGGTTCGGAGACGGAGTACGCGGGTCAGGCTCTCATTGAGTCGGTGAGTCTCAGCGGCTCAGTAGACGAAATCGCGACGTACAACGTTCAGCTTACAGGTGTCGACGACATCTACCCAGTAGCGTAATTTATCGGGGGCGGGGGTGTAGTTGCCTCCGTCCCTTTAACTCTTAATACAACCACACATGAATCAACTACGAGGAGAATTTGCCTTTACGGTAGGCAAGAAGAAGTACAAGGCAGTGCTGACGCTTAACTCACTGCGTCTTTTGTGTCAACACTTTAAGGTACCTCTTGACAAGGTGCAGGACTGGATGGGGGAAGATCCTCTCACTGCCGTTCCTGCCTTTTGCTACTACGGAGTGAAGAACGAAGCTCTACGCCGAGGCAAGTCCGCCGACCTCCCCGACTTCGACGTTTGGTGTGCTCAAGCACTGGACGAGTCACACACTATCGAAGAGATGATGGCCGCTGTGTCATCGGCTCTCGGTGGCGAAGATGATCAGAAGAAGGGAAACTAACCCCGTCTCCTAGCGAGGAGACGATTACTTGGGAATCCCTTTACCGCGCCGGATTTGCGATGGGCTTGCTTCCAGATCAGCTCTGGAGCTTGACCCTTCGCGAATTCATCTGGTATAGAGAAGGTTATTTGCAATCGCTAAAGCGGGACTGGGAGCGTACATCAGCAATGATGGCTCTCTTCGCTAATGCAAATGCAGCTAAGGGTAAGAAGTACAACCCCGACGACTTCAACCCCTTTAGTCAAATTGAAAGTCAGGGAGGTCAAGTTTCTTCGTCTGAAGAGGCAGAGGCTCTCCTGGAGAAAATGAGAAAATTCTAAGATGGCAAGTCTATCATCCCTGAGCAGACTATCTGCGATTCTGACACTGGACACTACGAATTTTATTCGTAATAGTGAGCGTGTATCTGCAAAGCTACTACAGCTACGTCAGCAAGCAGTTGGGTTTGGTCAGGGATTTTCTCGTTCCGTAACTTTTGGTTTCGCCCTTGTCGGGGCTGCTGCCATCAAGGTAGCGGCTGACTTTGACCGGGTCGATGCGCAACTTCAGGCTGTAACAGGCGGTAAGGGCCTGGAGCGTCTGAGAGAGCAGTCCTCTAAGCTGGGTCGTGAGACCATCTTCACTCGTACTGAGGTGGCGGGTCTCCAGCTCGAACTCAGCAAGCTCGGTTTCGCGGCGGCAGAGACGGCTGCCTCTGTTGAGGCCACCACAAAGATCACCACGGTATTCGGTGGTGACTTGACCAAGGTGGGTACCACCATCGCGGAGGTTATCCGTCAGTTCAGTAACAGTAACCTTAACGCCGGGCGGGTGGCGGACGTCTTGGCCGTGGCGTTCCGCAATACGGCCTTGAGCACTGAGAACTTCTCTCAGGCTATGAAGAACGTGGGTTCGGTGGCGAACAT